TTAGATAATGGAACTAAAAGACTGGCTTAATTCCATCAATCAAACCAAGAAGCATTTGATTGATGAAGACCCTTCACTCGAAAAAGAATATCCTCCTTATATTATCAATCGTTGTTTCTCTGGACATCTCGATACTTTGATGTTTACGAATGAAATGAATAAGTATAATTTCCTCCCTAAGAAGTTACAATATGATTTCTTTATAAATATTGTGAGGAAAAAGAAGAGATTTTCTCCCTGGCTCCGACAAGATAAGATCAAAGATCTAGATTATGTCAAAAGTTATTATGGTTATAGTAATGAGAAGGCAAAACAGGCTTTGAAAATTCTAACAAAAGAACAACTTAATTTTATTAAATCAAAATTTGATACTGGAGGAAAAGGATGAGTGTTGTTAGAGAAGCTGAAGTGAAGTGGTCACAAGACCAAATGGTGGAAGTGGTTCTAGGGGAACCAGATGACTTTCTAAAGGTTCGTGAAACTTTAACTCGTATCGGAGTCGCATCAAGAAAGGAGAAAAAATTATATCAATCTTGCCATATTCTTCATAAGAAAGGTAGATATTATCTTGTAAGTTTTAAGGAACTATTTGCCCTTGATGGTAAACATGCAAATCTGACATTGAATGATGTTCAGAGACGTAATCGTATTGCACAACTACTTGCCGACTGGGGTCTGATTAGTATTGTGGATGCCGATAAAATTCAGGACATTGCACCACTCAATCAAATTAAGGTTCTTGCATTTAGAGATAAGCAAGATTGGATCCTTGAGACCAAATACAATATTGGTTCTAAGAAGAAAAGAACAGAGGAAACCGAATAAGATTTTGAGAGGGCTTGACGCCCCCCTTTTTTTATGCTTTAATATATAAATAGATTTGTCTACTACATCAGTTGAGTAGTGGATACCTGCGATGAAAGTCAAAGGTGGGATAGGTTCCCGTAACAACTAACCAGTCGATAAGACAGTTAACGATCACTAAGAGGTAATAACCATGGCGAGAGAAATGCGCCCTAATGATGCTTATGCTAAATTTGCATCAAACTTTGAGGAGTCTATTGGTAGTGCAATTTTTTTAGAACCTAAAGTAAAAGTCTACCAACTTCAGACGAGTGGTGGTAAATCCCACTATCAAGATATGGAAATGCCTCTGAATCTTAAGAAGGTATTTCCAGATATGAAATATATTATTCGATTGTCCCCAACAAAAGAAGTTGCATTAGATGGGACTTTCGAAAATGTTGATCAGTTATCTAATGATACCTCAACAAATTTTAGTTTTATAACTGATCCCCCAAGCACAAGTATTCTTGATGCTTTTGGGAAAATGCCAAATACAGTTCTTTGTATTTCATGTACTCATACATATTTTACTGTAAATTTTGAAAGAATATTAAAATATGCTCCTTATTCTGTATTAGTAATCGAAGAAGCTCATCAGTTTATTGGAGCTGCTGACCCTGGAAGAGGGTCTTATGTTATAAATTTTGGATATTCTTCTGAATATACTGCTGAAACTTGGCAGAGAATAGCCAAATGGAGAGATGTAAATCCTAGAGTTATAGGTTTTACAGCAACTCCAACTGAACATCATAAAGGACATTTATCACTTAGTGATCAATTTAGAATTTGTAGTGAACTTGCAGATAAAAAAGTCATCCTCTCTTCTCAGGCATGGATAAACAAAGCACACCCATATTCTTTTACAAAATATCAGGGTCAGTCATCTGTTGAACCTGCTATTCATCAAAGTATTGATCTCTTGTTTGAAAGGGAGCAAAAATTAATTAATTTAAAATATTTTACAGTAGAAAGAGAAGAGCAACTTTCTAGTAACTATCATAGGTCAGATAAAGATGCAAATATTAATACAAAGTTAACTGCTTTTTATGTGTGTGGGGATCAAAGAGGTGTATGGGGATGTTCTATTGATGAGGTAAGAAAAACAATATCTGAGTATTTAATAGTAGATTGTGACTTTGACCCTTCATCAAAAATGATTGCTACTATGGTGGAAGATAGTAGTGGTGGAAATACTATTTGGACTCTTGACGGACATGCTGCTGAAAAAGTGGATAATAAAAAATTAATGAATATGTTGCACGATGAGTGCAATCCTCTTAGATTTTTATTAGTAATTAACAGAGGTCGTTCTGGAATTAATGTTCATAATTTAACTGCTGGAGTTATTTGTAGGATTAGAGATCCTAAAGAAGTTAAAACTCAGATTCCTATTCAAATTTTTGGAAGGATGGTTCGTCTTAATCCAGGAACTGGTAATATAATTCGAAAAAAATATATGAATAATCTTGATAATTATTTAAAGTATTATCCAGGAGATTATAATGTTGATGTTGAAACAGTTGTTGAGGTTATCAAGATAGCAAATGTCTTTGATATTTGGCATCCAACTAATGGAAAGGCAAAGAGGACTTGGGAAGAATCTCTTATTCATTTTCAAAAGGATTATGTAAATAGTGCTAAAGATGGATATCAATATCTTCATGATTTTACTGGGATTGAAGATAATATTATTCCAATTAATTTGGAAGTAGAGGTTGAGTGTCCATGTGACGGTAGTAAATTTACGGTTAATGTGAATAAAGAGATTGAAAATTGGAAAGGTGATGGAACTTTATATAAATTTTTCAGTACAGTATAACCGAATAAAAATCTACGGGGTTCACTACCCCATTTTTTTATGTTATAATATAAATAATGGTGGATGCCTTCGGGGTCCACAAAACACAAACTCGCTTTTAAAGGAGCTAAGAATCATGGGAAACCTTGCACGGTATACTGCTGCAGACCTACCTGCGTTGATGGAACGCATAAATAGGAATAGCATAGGAATGGATGAATACTTCGATAGGTTGTTTAATCTCCACGAAACAACGAAGAATTATCCACCATTTAATCTAGTCACGGTCAGCTCAGTAGAATCAAGACTGGAACTTGCACTTGCAGGATTTAGAAAAGCAGAAGTAAATGTCTACACACAAGACGGAAAACTCTTTGTCGAAGGACAGAAAGAGGATACCGAATCAGAAACCACTTATGTCCACAGAGGAATGGCTCAACGATCTTTCACCAGATCTTGGACACTGGCAGAGGACACGGAAGTTAGATCAGTTGAATTTGAGGATGGGTTGTTAAATATTGTTCTGGGAAGAATTGTGCCCGAACATCATCAGAAGAAAGTCTGGTTCTAAATACTTTTGGGTAAACACCAAATATCGTCGCAGACGGAGGGGAAACTGGCAAAATCCAGTTGTAACCCCTCCTTTTTTATGCTATAATAAACGTAAGAAAATTAATATCAATGACTGCCTTAGAATCTCTACAGACTCGTCTAGAAAATTTTAAAGTTACTTATGAGTACAATCCCATGTTCACATATGAAGAGAATCGTGGAGCATGTCTAACTCGTTTGATAGATCAAGCGATGGGTAATTATGTTGAAGAATCTATCCCTGAGTGGGATACTGATCCAAAAGCAAAGCACTTATGTGTTGGATTTAAAATTGACTGGGAAAACTCAAAGGTTGTTGTAGAACAGAAAAAGAATCCCCAGACTGATAATGGTTCATCTCGTAAATCAAATCTTCTTAAATTGAAAGAGTCTGCAGAAGAGAAAGGTAAAACTCCTATCTATGCATACTGGGAAGATCGTCCAAAGAATGATTATATGAAGGATGGTGTCCGACACCTTCATGGTATCGCAATCTTTAAGTTTTTGGGTATTGAAAACCAGTGGGAGAACTTTCTTTCTCATATCAATGTTGTTAAACTGATAATCAAAGAAGACCTTACTAATAAATTCGATGAAAAATTTCAATCCTTTAGCAAACCTACTTTATGAAGAGATTGATTGTCGTAATGCTAAAGTAACTGACTTTGAAGTAAAACCAACAACCATTCAGCAGGTTAGAGATTTTATTGAAAGGTGGCACTACTCTTCTAATGTAAATGGATTGCGTATATCACATGTCTTTGGTCTCTTTTACAATGGAGATCTGATTGGTGCAATGATTTATGGCCCATTAGGCATGGCAAATACTTGGAAGAAATATGGTGATTCTGAAAATGACGTAGTTGAACTTAGAAGACTGTGTTGTATTGATAATACTCCAAAGTGTACTGAAAGTTATTTTATTGGAAAAACATTACGTTGGTTGAAGAAAAACTCTGAATATAAAGTTGTTGTCTCTTATGCAGATGCACACTACAATCATACTGGAATTATCTATAAAGCAACCAATTTTGAATATCATGGATTAACATCCAAAGGAAGAGTGATTGATTTTGAAGGTAAACTTTATCATGATAAATGTATTCGTACATATAACGTATTAAAAAATGAATCTATTCTTTCTGCGAAATTTGAGAATGTAGTTAGAAAACTAAAACCATTTGCTCAGAGAGTAAAAGATGCACTTGAAGATGGTCGTGCAAAATACATCAATACTCCAGGAAAACACATTTATGTCTTTAGATTGAAGAAAGTAAAGAATCTGAATAAAAAGGTAGGGGGGTAAAACCCGTCCTTTTTATGCTATAATAATCGGAGAGGTAAACTAAAAATGTCAATTAAAATTGCACTATTAAAATCAGGAGAATCAGTTATTTCTGATATCAAAGAATTAATTTCTAAAGAATCTAAAGAAAAAATTCATGGATACATGTTCAAAAATCCATATATCGTCGATATTTCTCATAATGATGAAGAAGAAGTTCTTCTTTTAGAGGGTGAAAAAAATAGCAAACCCAATAGAAAAGAGCAACAAGATGGTAAAGATGTCAGTGTAAATTTTATACCATGGATTCCTATTACATCAGACTCGGAAATTATTGTTGCACCTGATTGGGTATTTTCTATAGTAACACCAGTAAAAGAAATTGAAAACCTTTACGAGGAAATGATTAATGGACAAGATGATTAACATAATAGTACTGACGAACAACAAGATATTGATCAGTCAAGTTGAAAGAGTATCTTCTGTATTGGGAGATCCTGATGTAAAAGTAACAAAACCATTTTTGTTAAATGTTTCCGATATGACTTTATCACCATGGTTTATTGATTTGACTGATGAAGAATGGTTTGCGATTTCTTCTGATAAGATTCTTACAACTTTTGAACCAAATTCAGTCTTGCTTAAAAACTACTTGGAATTAATTAACTGATTATTTATGTCTCATCGATTTTACACTAACGTTCAAATGGTCGGTGACCACTTTCTTGTACGTGGGTATGAGAATGGACGGCACTTTGCCACAAGAGAAAAGTTTTATCCTACATTATTTGTTCCTTCCAATAAAGAAACAGAATATAAAACTCTTGAGGGAGATTATGTTGAATCAATAGATCCAGGAACTGTTCGTGATTGTAGAGAGTTCATCAAGAAATATGATGGTGTAAAAAACTTTAAGGTCTATGGTAATGACCGATACATCTGTCAGTATATTTCCGAGATGTATCCTGAAGAAGAAGTTAAATTCGACACTACAAAAATCAAAATATCTACGATTGATATTGAGGTAAAATCTGAGAATGGATTCCCTGATGTAGAGTCTGCCGCAGAAGAAGTTCTTCTTATTACTGTACAGGATTACACTACAAAACAAATTCGCACTTGGGGTCAGGGACCATTCGATAATAGGCAGGAGAATATTATCTACAAAAGTTTCAGAACAGAATATGAGTTACTTAATGACTTTATAAACTGGTGGATGATTGAGACTAATACTCCTGAAGTTGTGACTGGATGGAATAGTGAACTATATGATATGCCTTATTTGGTGAGGCGTATTGACCGTATTCTTGGTGAGAAGTTGATGAAACGACTCTCACCTTGGGGATTGGTGACTGAACGTGAGACTATTGTAATGGGTCGTAAACAGATCTCTTATGATGTTGGGGGTATTACGCAACTTGATTACCTAAATCTATATAAGAAGTTCACTTATAAGGCACAAGAGTCTTATCGGTTGGACTATATTGCAAGTGTAGAACTTGGACAAAAGAAACTTGATCACTCTGAGTTTGATACATTTAAAGATTTCTATACTAACGGGTGGCAGAAATTTGTAGAGTATAATATCATTGACGTGGAACTTGTTGACCGTATGGAAGACAAGATGAAATTGATTGAACTTGCAATCACTATGGCATATGATGCTAAGGTGAATTATAGTGATGTGTTTTATCAAGTTCGTATGTGGGATGCGATCATTTACAATTATCTCAAAAAGAAAAACATTGTAATTCCACCCAAAGAACGTTCAGACAAGGATGCAAAATATGCAGGTGCCTATGTCAAGGAACCTGTACCGGGAAAGTATGATTATGTTGTAAGTTTTGATTTAAATTCTCTTTATCCACATTTAATTATGCAATACAGCATAAGCCCTGAAACATTAATTGGAAAACATCAACTTAATAATCGTATTGCGGAATTGGAAAAAATGCTGTAGGATATCCTCTTATGAAGAGGCAGTTAAATTGACAGAAGAAACTGGTATTCCCCACGAAGTGTACCACATCATTCCAATTTCCAAAGGAGGAAAACATCACGAAAATAATTTGCAAATACTAACAGCAACTGAAAATCGTAAAAAGTATAATAAAATCCTATGAGCAATGATATGTGGAAAGATGTTCGTAAAATGACCCGTGAGGAAATTGCAGAAGAACTTGATGCACTTAAGAGAGTGAGAGAACTTTCCAATAAAGTTAATGTAGATAAACTTCTTAATCAAGATCTAGATTTGGAACCTTTGAGAAAGGTTAATCTTACTATAACAGCAAATGGAGCACTCTATCGTAGAGTAAAAGGTATGCTGCCCGAATTGATGGAGAAGATTTACAAGGATCGCACCATCTATAAGAAGAAGATGCTTATTGCAAAACAAGATTATGAAAAAACTCCGACTAAAGCATTGGAGAAAGAGATTGCACGATGTAACAACATTCAGATGGCTCGCAAGATTCAATTAAATTCTGCTTACGGAAGCGTGGGAAATCAATATTTTAGATATTTTAAAATTGAGAATGCTGAGGCAATTACTCTCTCAGGTCAGGTTTCCATTCGTTGGATTGAGAACAAGATGAATGGATTTCTAAATAAGATTTTACAAACTGAGGAAGTCGATTATGTCATCGCATCTGACACTGACTCAATCTATCTTAATATGGGACCTC